AACGACCGGATGGCCAGGATCAGGGCGCTCTACCCGGCCGAGTGACGCGGCTAGATGCCGGCGGCGTGGTGATGGGGTGGGTGCTGGTTTGAGCGCTTCCAGAACATATGCTCGTCCCCGCGCAATCAGCGGCCCTGATTGAATTGCGCGACCGTGCGGCACATGGCGATGAAGGCGGCGTCGGTCAGCTTGCCCTTCATCCGGTTGATCTCCTTGTGAACCCACTGGACATTGTCCTTGTGATAGTCCCCGTCGCTATCTTTCCGGTCCAACGACGCCGTGCCGAGTCGTGGCCATTTTCGGACGGTAGTGCTAGACGGCGGCCGATAGCGGCCCATCTCAATCGGGACGCCTGAGATAGCGCATTTCCCGCCCTGTTTTTGGAACGCGGACCACGCATCCTCAATGCTGATCTGAAACCCGACACCGCGTTCCGCAGCATGATGCTTCAAATGATTCCAATAGTGTCGGCTCAGCTCGCCGTGTCCTTGCCATTGACGTTCAGAGGCGCTGTCAGACGCAAGACACCCACACGATTGTGTCGCCCCCTGTGTCCGGCACATGGCTTTCTGGTTGACCGCGAGATGCCGGCCACATGCACACCGGCATTCCCAGTAGGTGGCCCATGAGGTCCGGGAAAAACCAAGGTGCCGTATGACCGTGAAACGTCCAAACGTCTTGCCGGTCAAGTTTTTGGCCGGCGGCCGACGCACGCACAAATCTGCGGGTCCTGAGCGGTGCATGTCGCCGGCGCCGACGCTGAGGATGCCGATCTCGCCGGTCATGACCGCTGCATCCACGGCTTGTAGGCGAGCAGCGTTGCGGGCGACAGCTCCGGAGCCTGCCAGTCGCCGTCGAAGCGGATGGCCCGATCGTCGATCGTGAGCCAAGCCGCGGGCTTCTCGTGGGCGAACCGGAACACGTCCTCCGGAAGGTAGGGCTGCGGCTCGGTGGTGGGCGTGCCGCGCCACTCCCATTCCCGCGCCCGGAGCCAGTCCATCATCTTGCGCCGGAGGTCGGGGTCCTTGGACCGGCTGGAGTAGATGACCAGCTCGAAGTGCTCGCTGGCGCGGGCGGCCCATTCGAAGAAGCCCGGGACGACGGAACCGTAGATGACGCCGCCCTTCCAACCTTCCTCGTACGAGTGCACGACCCCATCGAAGTCAAGGCAAAGGGTGGGCTTGAAATTCTCAGCCATTGTCGTTCTCCTGCGCCGGCACACCGCGCTCGCCGCGCTCGAACTCGGCGCGGACGCTGGTCGCGCGGTTGACGACCGCCTGCCAGAGCCGTTCCGCCTCGTCGCGCAGCCGGTTCAGCGGCGTCTTGAAGGTCTCGCGCCGATCGAGCGCCATCAGCTCCTGGAGGGTCTCGCACGACTCGATCTCGGCGATCAGACGGTCCCGCGTCGCGAGGTTGGGGTCGAGCGTCAGCCGCTTGCGGGCGTTGGCGATGTCGCCGTCCATGACCTTCTGCACCGACGACGGCGCGGTGGCCCGGTGATCCGCTGTTTCGGTCACGTACGCCTCCACGGCATCCAGCGAAGTCATGCTGTTCAGGGCCTTGGAGTGCTCCAGCGCGTACGCGGTCCAGTTGTTGCGGCTCGCCGGGGTGGCCTGGGTCGTGGGCTGCCGGCGGGGCTCCGCGCGCCGGGGTTCCGGCTGCGGCGCGGGCTCTTCCTCCGCAGGGGGAGGGGCCGGGGGAGGCGTCTGCGCGACCGGCCGCGCCGGAGCCGCCTGCTGCGGCGCCATCTGGTCCGCATACCAGTTGCTCAAACGATCGGCGGTCGCGATCGGCAGATCGTGGAGATAGTCCTGATTGGCATCCCAGAGCGCGGGCCGGTCGTGAGGATCGGTCATGCCCCACTGGCTCATGAAGGCCACCACCCACGCATCGGCGGTGAAGGGGCCGCCGACCATGTCGCCGCCGGCGTCGAGCAGATAGAACTGCGGCGGTTCCGGCGCCGCCGGCGGAGGGACGACCGGCTCTGGCGCCCGCTGCTGCTGCGCAACGCGAGCGGGAGGCGGTTCCTGCCCGACGTCGCGCACCGGCACGGACTCGCGATCGCCGAAACCCTGGTTGAGTTCGAACGGCGGCACGTAATCGTCGGAGGTGAGCGCGCGCATGGCGGCGGCCGTCTCCGGCTTGCCGCCCAGCACCGCGCGGTAGTCAACGGTGGCGCCGCCCTCGTGCGCGGAGTCGATCGTCGTGGCGTCGGCCGCCTCGATGGACATGGGCAGCCACTTGGCGATGCGGCGGATCATCGTCTTGGCCGCCATCTCGTGCTCGAAGGCAACCCAGGGCGTCTTGGAGAACGACTCCGGGTACCGCTCGCGGTTGCGCATCGCGGACTGGTAGCCCTGGCTGGCGTCGCGGATCGCCAGGATTTCCTCGTAGGGCAGCACCTCGAAGGCTTCGCCGCCGTCGGCGAGCTTGGCGTAGAAGTAGGCCCAGAGCGGCTTGCGGTTGGCGCGCGCGCCGCGGGGGACGTGGCGCATGTGCATGCCGGTGCCGTACTCGAAGGTGAAGTCGTCGCCCTCATAGACGACGTCGGCGTGGATGTTGACCAGTTCACCGGAGCGCCGGGCGAGGTCGATGTAGCCCTTGTAGCCGATGATGACCTGCACATCGACGCCGGTGGTGACCCAGCGGCCGTTCTCCTTGGTCCGCTTCTCGAAGGGGATCAAGTAGGCTTGGCCGAGCGGCGTGTTCGGCTCAAGCCCCAGCGTGCCGAGCGTGATCATGGCGCCGAGAAGCGTCATCATGTCGCACTCGGCGAGCTTCGGCGTCTTCTGGATGGCCAGGGCGCAGACGCGCAGCATGCGCTCGGCACTGAGGTGTTTGGGGATGGCGGCCTTCATGCGCTGCGCCATCTCGGGGTGCATCAGGGCCTCCCGGACGGAGGTCACTTCGCTGAGGCGCTTGAACTGCGCCGGGGTCGGCGCGGGGGGGCGATCGGACATGCGGGGCTCCTTTAGGCTTTCGTCTCGTAGAAGAAGCGGACGCCAGGGACGGGGGACGTCACGTCGGGGTCCTTGGCGGCACGCGCCACAGCGAGGATCGCGGGCTCGTTGGCCGAGATGAACGCGAGCGGGATGGCGCCGAGGTCGGTGATCTCCATGCGCAGCGTCCGGCGCAGGGTAGCAACGCCGCCGGCGTGGTGGGTGCGCACCAGCGCCGCGGGCGGAGCGGCGGCCCGGCGGCTGGCCGCCTCGGCCTCCTCGGATGCGGCGATCGCGGCGGCGGTCGCTTCCGCGCTCTGCCGCTGGCGAGCGGCCTCGGCGGCGGCCTGAGCTTCGCGGGCGCGTTCCGCGGCTTCCGCCTGGGCGCGGGCGCGCTCGGCGGCCTCCTTGGCGCGCAGGAAGGCGGTGCGGTGCCGGTTGATCGTGGCCGCCTGCTGGTCGAGCCGGTCGATGATGCTGGCGTAGCGGCCCTGAATGGTCTTGCCGGCGTCGAGGATCGGGCGCCGATCGGCCTCACGCCAGCCGTCGAGTTCCTTGGACAGGGCTTTGATTCGCTGCTCCAGCAGACTCGCCCGGCGCAGGTGATCATCGTCGGCGATGCCGTCGGCGGTCGCTTCCGTGTATCGGTGGAAGATGCCATCGCTGTCGGCAAGCCGCTCACCCCATTCCGCCAGCCGGGCGTTGAGGTAGGCATCAAGTTCGCCGGGGTCGAGGCTCGGCCCGGGGGGGCGGTTGTGCCCGATAGCCGGAGGCGTCTCGGCGTCGGCGACCATCTGCGCCAGGGCGACGAGCGCCGCGTGCGGCACCCGATCGCCGACGTGCTGGTCGAGGATGGCCGACACCGCTTCAAGGTGGTGCGGCTGGTATGGGGGGGTATTGCTCATGGCGGCCCTTTCAGAATGGCGCAGGCAGGTCGAAGATGTTGATCGGCTTCGTCGGGTGTACGACCGGATCATCGGGCGAGTGCTTCCGCGCCCATTCCGCATACGCGATCATGTAGTCGTGCTCAGCCTCCGTGATCGCCTCGGCATATGGCCAGACTTGGTGCATCCGGGCGATCGCCCAGGGGTTGGCGTGCGGTCCGAATTGGACACCGTCAATGAACACCGCCCAGCCGGTGGTTTCGTCGTGGACGATGCGGGCGGCGATGTGCGGTCCCTTGCGCACGAGGCGCAGCTTGTAGAATCCGGGCTCGGGCGTGGCGGGGTCGCGCGGCTTGTTCACGGCATCCTCTCGGCGGGAGCGGGACGTTAGCGGTGGTGGACGTTCGCGTCAAGCGACGGGGGCTTGGCAAACCGCCTGGAATTTCTCACGACAGAGGCGCCAATCATGGCACGGAGAACAGCGAATGGCGCGGAAGAACCGGGCGGAGACGCCCAATACCATCAGCCGGCTCGATTACGTCAAGATCGCCACGGAGCTGGAGCAGGCCCAGCGCGAGGTGACCAAGGCGGTCGAGGCGCAGGCGGCGGCCCGCGGGCGCGTCGCTGGCATCATGAAGCGGTTCGAGGGGCTCGGCGGTGACAAGGCCGTCCTTCGGTTCCTGCGCGACATGGCCAAGCTCGACGACAATGAGCGCCAGAAGTTCATGGAAACCCTCTACAACTACGCCGGGTTCGAGGAGCTTCCCCTGGTCCGCGCCGGCACCGACGAGGTGCCGCAGGGCGAGATGTTCCCGGCCGAGGTCCAGGAGGCCAGCCAGGGCCTGCGCGACGCGCGGGTCTACAACGACGGCTTCAACAGCGGCAAGCAGGGCGGCACGCCTGAGCACAATCCGCACGAGGCGGGCTCCCGCGATCACCAGACCTGGGCGCGCGCGTTCGCCGATGGCCTGGAGGAGAAGGACACCGCCGGCGCGCAGGCGCCCAAGCAGGCCACCATGCGCAAGCGTGATCCCCGCAGCCGGGCGAAGCCGCCGGAGGCCGCTCCGGACGGCGCGGACGACATCGGCGAGACGGTCGGGACCGCGTGAGCGAACGGCTCAAGTCCGGCACGATGGCGCTCGATGCGTCGACTCGGAACCTCGGTTTCGCGGTCGACGTCATCGGGCGCACGATGCCCATGTACGGGCTCTACACCCTGCCGGGCATTTCCGATCGCGGGCTGCTGTATCAGCGCGTGGTCGACACGATGGAAGAGCTGGTCGTGAAGTACAACCCTGAGCGGTTCATCTTCGCGACGGCCTTCTATGACAAGGTGCAGACGGCAGCGCGCGCGCTGAATGGCGTGCAGGCGATGATTGAGTTCGTCGCCGCCAACTGCAACATCCTCGTCATCGAGTGCATCGAGAACATCGCCCGCAAGCGGGTCCTGGGGCATGTCAATTTCGGCAAGCGCGACGAGCGCACCGGCAAGCTGATCCCCGGCAGCGGGCGCAAGGGTGCCAAGAACGCGGTGATGGCGTGGGCCGATCGCCGCGGCTACAACCCGACGTCCGATGATGTGGCCGACGCTCTGGTGTTGCTGGAATACGATCGGCTGGTGCGGACCACCAACTTCGCGTCGAGCTGAGGTCTTCCCGCCTTGTCAACGGCCGCTTCGGCGGCGTAGAAAATGTGCGGGGCCGCCCCCCGGAGAGAAGGCGGCCCCGACTTTCGGGCGACGACGGGCCTCATCGCCGCGCCGAAGTCCAGTCCTTTGTGCGAAGGAGTAGGACGACATGGTGATCACACGAACCGCGGAAGCAGGTCAAGGGGCATGAAGCGCATTTCGCCCTCCGAGCCCCTGCTGCTGTCCCAGCGCATCCCGCCGCACAATCTGGAGGCCGAGCAATCTCTGCTCGGCACCCTTATGGCGAACAACAAGACGTACGAGCGGGTGCGGCACTTCCTGCGGCCCGAGCACTTCGCCGACACTATCCACGCCCGCATCTACGAGGCGATCCAGCGGCGCGTCGACGCGGGCCGGCTGGCCGATGCCGTCACCCTCAAGTCGGAGTTCGAGAATAGCGGCGTGCTGGAGGAGGTCGGGGGGACGACTTATCTCGCCCAGCTCCTTACCGCGATGGTGGCACCGATCATGGCCGGCGAGTACGGCATGGCGATCCATGAGGCGTGGGTTCGCCGGTGCATGATCGAGGTCGGCGAGCAGATGATCGCACGGGCGTTCGCGCAGGACGTCGAGCCGCAGGTAGCGCTGGCCACGGCGCACGACGACCTGGGCAAGCTGCCGGTGGCGACCGCGGACATGCGCTCGATGGTCACGTTCACCGACGCGATGGATCAGGCGCTGGCGGAGGCCGACGCGATCGCCACAGGGCGCCGGGTGCTCGGGCTCTCCACGGGCATGCCAAGCGTGGATCGGGAGATTGGTGGCCTGGAAAACGGGGGCCTCTACCTGCTCGCTGGGCGCCCTGGAAGCGGCAAGTCGACCCTGGGGCTCCAATGGGCCGTGGACATCGCCAGGGCCGGCCACGGGGTGCTGGCAATCAGCCTGGAGATGACCGCCACGGCGCTGGCGCGGCGCACCCTTGCGTCGATGGCCAAGATGCCGCTGCGGGCGCTTCGGACTGGCACGCATGCCGACTACGCCGTCGCGCTGATTGAAGCGCGGCGCGAACTGGCGGACCTGCCGTTCTTGATCGAGGACGGCGGCAACCGGACGGTGTCGCAGATCATGGCGCTGGCCCGGCTTGCGGCGCGGCGCGTGCCGCTGGAACTGATCGTCGTCGATCACATGCACATCGTGTCCGCGGACGACCCCAAGCAGCCGCCCACTCAGCAGCTGACGGCCATCAGCAAGGGCATGAAGATGCTGGCCAAGGAGCTAAACATCCCGGTCCTGGCGCTGGCGCAGCTGAACCGCGGTGTCGAGAACCGCGACGACAAGCGCCCTGGATTGTCGGACCTGCGGCAGAGCGGATCGCTGGAGCAGGATGCGGACTGCGTGATGTTCGTGCATCGGCCGGAGATGTTCCTGCCAAAATCCGCTCCCGAGCGCAGCGAGGGCGAGGGCGACGAGCGCTATGCCGGCCGCGTCGCGGCCTACCATACGCAGAAGGCGCGCCTGAAAGGCGTCGCGGAATTGATCCTCGACAAGGTGCGCGACGGGGAGCCGATGGCGCTGCCGATGCGCTTCGATGGCCCGACCGTCACATTTTCCGAACCGAGAAACGCGGCGTTAGAAGCGCCGGACGAGTAGGAGGAGGCAGCCAATGGGTGCGCCGACCTGGAGCAAATTCTGGTGGGCCGACTGGCGCGCAGACCGCAATTTGCGGGTTTGCTCGATCGCCGCGCGGGGCTTGTGGATGGAGTTGCTGTGCCTCATGGCCGACAACCCTAACGCCGAATATGGCGTGTTAAGGATCGACGGCCGTGTCCCGTCGGTGCACGAAATTGGAATCTTAACTGGGGTTTCAACTCGACTTGTCGCGAAGTTAATCGCGGAATTAGTCGCAAACAATGTGTGCAGCACGATGCCGGATAACGCGCTGTTTTCGCGCCGGATGGTGCGTGAGCGAGAGACGTTCGAGGGCGCCGCGGAGCACGGCCGTAAGGGGGGAAACCCGGCGTTGGCACGCGGGGCGGTCGCCAAGGACGAGCGCGTCCGGCCGTTCCGAAAGACTGACTCCGAGGCGAAGACTTACGCGGTTTTTCAAAAGACTAGCGGGTGTTGCCACTGGTGTGGGGTGGCGCTCCAGACCGATGCACCGGGACCGGACTACTTCCTGGTGAGCCATGTCATCCCCGTCCGCGACGGTGGCACAAACGACCTCGAAAACCTTGTCCCGTCGTGCACAACCTGCAATCAACTGCGAGCCCGACAATACCGACCGACAGTAACCCCCCCCTTATCTGTCGGTGGGGCACCGACACATGAGACCGACGTTAACCCCCTAGAAGCTAGAAGCAAGAGTCGGGATGATTCCAATGGGGGTACCAAGGGAAATATATATACTACCAACCTGGGTAGTACTCCCCGCGCGCGAGACCCGCTTAACACCGGGATGGTCGGCATAACGCCCGGCCCGGACGGTCGGCCGCACTGCGCCGGGTGGGACCTCGATGCGCTGCTGAACCGCTTCACGCGGCTGGCCAAGATGCCGGACCCGGCGGCCACGGGGCTGACCTACGCGCCGATCCCGGACTGGCTGATGGCCGGCTACGACCCGGACCAGATCGCCGCGCTGATCGAGCGGGTGGCCGGGCGGCCCGGCTTCAAGCCGCCGCGGTCGTTGGCCTACTTCACCGCGGCGGTGCAGCGGGACCTGCGGCCGGGGGTGGTGTTCGGTGGGTGAGAGGGGGCTTGCGGAGCGACGACGAGGTGGCTAGGACTCCGGGGTGCCCTGACCCCGGAGTGTCGCCATGTCGCCGTTCGATGCGTTCGATGTGACCAGTTCGTAACCGCAATGCCCGTCAGCTACACAGCCGATCCCGAAACCAAGCGCCAGATGCAACGGCGCGATCGGCTGCGCGCCAAGTGGGGCGACCCCTACAAAATGGAGGCCCGGCCGCTGACCGAAGCGGAGCAGCGTTTCGTTGCGGCATACATGCACTACGGGAGCGCAGCGAAAGCCTACCAACTCGCCTACAGCTCGAACGGCAAGCCGGCCACGGTCGCTCGGGAGGGAGGGATCGTGCTCAGGCGCCCGGCGGTGCGGCGGGCAATCCTCGTGTGGCAGGACGGTGCGGCGCAGAAGCTGCGCGATGACGAGATGAGCCGCCTCCAGGAGCGCGCCGACCGGCTGGCCGGCACCGACATCAGCAAGGAGCGCGTGCTGGCCGAAATGAAAAGCCTCGCCTTTGCCAACATCGGGGACTTCCTGCTGTTCGACGAGCAGGGGCACCCGAGGTTCAATCTCCGCAACGTCTCCGAAGCCCAGATGGCGGCGATTGAGCAGTTGAACATCACGGTGAAGAACGACGCGCAGGGCAATCCGGTGGTGCAGGTGCGGATCAAGCTGCACAACAAGCACGCCGCGCTGCGGCTGCTGGGCGAGCATTTGGGGCTTTGGTCGGGTAACTCCACAAGTGCCAACCTGGGGACGCCGGATGCGTTGCCGATCCCGGCGCCCCCAAAGCTGCACGATACCCGTCAGCGGATCATGGAGACCTTGCGCCGCCTTGCCGTGCCGGAGGCGCTGCCGGCCGAGGCGGTGACGGATCTGTCGACGGTTGATGGGGAAGTCGACGTGACGGAGCCGGTGGCCTTGCGGTCGGAGCGGGTGCCGGAACCGGACTCCCGCTTCCCGCTCTGAGCGGGGTTCGCAACCCACATGGCGATTGTCCGCGGGCATTCCGCAGCGAGAGCCACGGCGCGATAGGCCCAGGGTGGTGCTGGTCGGCGGCCGGAACACCAGCCGTTGACGGTGACAGGGTGAACGCCGAAGGCGAGGGCGAAGGCGGATTGGCTGAGCGCTGCCCTGCCCAGGGCGGTCTTGAAGATGGTGGTCATGACGTTTTCTTCCGAGCCAGCAGGGTCAGCGCTCGCTGACGCTCGGCCACCAGGGCATCGGCGCGGGCATGAACCGACCAGGATGCGCGGGCGGTTTCGGCGGCGATGTTCGTGAGAATGCGGGCTTTGTTGACCGACGTGATTTTGGCGCTGAGGATGTCTCCGCTGTTGACGACCGGACCTCCTCGCTCTGGGCCGCGGTCATCAATGGACGTCAGCCAGAGCCCGGGGCTGACCTGGATGACGTAGTCGGTCGGGGGGACCGGGTGCTCCAGAATTTTGTCGATGGCCTCGACGCGCTTCACCAGGGTTTCGCGCATGCGCTCGACGACGGAACCGCTCATTTCAATCTCCGTGGGGGCTTGTAGTTGGTTGCGTGGTGTGCGAGGGTTCGTCCGCGGTCGACGGGGCAACCGCGTAGATCGCATCTTGGACGTTTCCTCCCTGGACTTGGCCGCCCGCAAGCAACCGCTTCCGGGCGGCTCTTTTTTGCCGAGTGCATTTGCCGGCGCGCCACCTCTTGGCCTCGCTGGTCAACTCCTCGAACCAGGACAGGCGACGCGGGATGTCCCGCCGGGTGTGGACCCACTCGCCGGGGTAGAGGGACATGATGTACCGCAGCACGGCGCGGCGCATGCGAAAATGGACCTTGTAGCAGTGGTACTCGCCGTCGATCTCGGCGACGACCTGCTTGTAGGGCGGCCCGAAAATGTAGATCAGATGGCCGCGCGCGCTCATCCGAGGGACGATTCGGAGGAAGTCCTTGGCGAAGTCGTAGGTGCCTTCGCGAGCGGCTTGGAACCGCTGCGCGCGCCGGTCATTCAGCGTGGCGACCAGACAACGCTCGGCGTCCGTGAGCGAGCGGCCCATATCAACCTCGGTGCTGACGCCCGGTAGGCGCCGGCTGATGGCGTTCGACGCAGTCGATGAAGGCGCTGGCCGCGCGCGCGGATCCGACCAGCGATGCGACCCAGGCGTCCTCGCGCCGAGCGGGGAAGGTCAGCACCATCCGGTTGCCGACGGTGAACTCGTGCATGAAGTGGGTGATGGAGTTGCCGCCGATGTGGAACTCCGCGAGGTTGTTGGTGGCGAAGCCCTTGGCGTCCCAGGTGCCCATGTTGTCGATGGTGAGATGGACGGGCATCGGGCTGTCGTCGGGCATCTGCCACCCTTCGCGGCCGACGTGCAGGGTGAGGAACTTGCGGCCGGCGAAGTGCTTGATGCCGAAGTAGCGCGCACCGTTGCCGGTGTTGGCCCAGCTGGTCGAGAGCACACAGACGTGCGTGCCGTCGCGGGCGGAGCCTTCCGCGGTCGTCCAGGCGCCGGCGGCGCTGGTCTCGGTGACCTCGGCGGCGGCGGA